TGGTCCCCCGCTAGTGGAACGTCCGCAACGATCGGTGACTCAGGTGACACGTATACCGTACCGTCAGGCGTAACGCTTGATGTAGCATCTGGTGCAACAGCAGATTTTACTGGAGCTACAGTTACAGGATTAACTGATACTAATACTTTAGTTAAAATATCAGAAGCTAATGTAACTTCAAATGTAGGGTCATATTTCTTTTCAAATGTATTTTCATCTACTTATGACAGTTACTTTTTAGATTTAAGAAAAGTAAGATTCGCTGTCGATGCTGGACTACAACTTAGATTTTTAAGCAACTCTGGAACTGGTGAATTTAGTGGGGCATATTATCAATTTGCTTACTATGGTTTGGATAATGCAGGCAACGAAGAAAGAGATACAGGTAATGGCGATACAAAATTTGTATTAGGGCCCGCAACAGATGCGGACTCTAGTTCAGATGGAGGTATTACAGGAAATATGTATTTTTATAATCCTTTTGCAAACAATAGTAGTTCAGTAAACGCTGTAGGTCAATTTGCTTACAGAGATGCTTCTAATGCATTTAATGGAATAAATTTTGCAGGAAATTATTCTGGTACAGCAGCAAGATATGGTTTTGTATTATATGGTGGTCAACAAATAAATCAACTACAAGCAACTTTATACGGGATAGTAAAATAATGAAAATAAGTATTAATAATCAGATAGTTGATGCAACTGCCGAACAAGAAGCAGAGTTTTTAGCAAGACAAAAAGAATGGGTAGATGACACAGCTAACAGAAAATTAAAAGAAATAAGAGAAATTAGATTAGGTAAACTAATTGAAACAGATTACCTTGCTAACTCTGATGTAACGATGCCCGATAACG